CTCACCTGTCGAGGTCGAGTTATCAAACCTTAACGCAAGCGAAGGTATAAAGAAAAAAATACGAGAGGAATTTAGATATTTAAAAGAAATCATGGACTTTGATAAAAAGTCTCATGAGATATTTCGTAACTGGTATATTGATGGAAGATTATATTACTTAAAAGTTATTGATACGAAAAATCCACAAGAAGGTATTCAGGATCTAAGATATATTGATCCGATGAAAATGAGATATATTCGTCAAGAGAAAAAACCAAAACAAGGAAAGAATCCTTTAGTTAATCCTGCTACAAATAATACTGATGTATTAAATGTAGAACTTGATGAATATTATATTTACACCCGCACTCAAAACTATCCAACAGGGATGGTTGCACAAGCAGGAAAAGGTGGAGTTAAAATTGCTAAAGACTCAATAACATACTGCACATCTGGATTAGTAGATCGAAATAGGCATCGTGTTTTATCTTACTTACAGAAGGCAATTAAGGCACTTAATCAACTTCGTATGATTGAGGATAGTCTTGTAATATATCGATTATCAAGAGCACCAGAAAGAAGAATATTTTATATTGATGTAGGTAATCTTCCAAAAATTAAGGCAGAGCAATATCTTAAAGAGGTGATGAACCGTTATCGTAATAAACTTGTTTATAACGCACAAACTGGTGAAATCAGAGATGATCGTAAGTTTATGTCAATGATGGAAGATTTCTGGTTGCCAAGAAGAGAGGGTGGTCGTGGAACTGAGATCACAACTTTACCTGGTGGACAAAACTTAGGTGAACTTACAGATATTGAGTATTTTCAGAAAAAATTATATCGTTCATTAGGTGTACCAGAATCAAGAATTGGTGCTGATAGTGGATTTAATTTAGGTCGTTCATCAGAGATATTAAGAGATGAATTGCAATTCTCTAAATTTGTAGGACGTTTAAGAAAGCGTTTTGCAAATATGTTTAATGATATGCTAAGAACACAATTAGTGTTAAAGAATATTGTTACACCTGAAGATTGGGAACAGATGGAAGACCATATTCAATATGATTTTCTATATGATAATCAATTTGCAGAACTAAAAGAAAGTGAAATGTTGCAAAGTAGATTATCAAACCTCGCAACTATCGAACCATATATTGGAAAGTATTATTCAACTGAATATGTCCGCAAGAGAGTTTTACAACAAACAGATCAAGAAATTGAAGAGATTGATATGCAAATTGAAGATGAAATTGAAAAAGGTATTCTACCAAATCCAGCAGAAGTTGATCCAATTACAGGTGAACCACTACCTCAAGAAGGTCAAGATTTAGGTAATGTTCCAGTTGATGAAGATCCAGATGATGCAGCATCACAGATTACAGATGCTCAATATCAGAAAGATACTAAAACAGCAGAGTTATAATACAGTATAAATAAGTATATTGCAATAAATTAATCTTATGGAAGATCTTGTGGATTTGATCGCTACTGACGCTAGTGCTAGTGATATTTCTGATAAAATAAAGGAAAGATTGTACGCAAAAGCATCAGAGTATGTAGACGCAGCACGACCAATTGTTGGTGCTGATGTCTTTGGTACAGAGATACCTGAATTAGAAGATGAAACACCTGAAGCAGAATCTGAACTTGAAGTGGAAGATGAACCTGATTCAAATGAGGAAACAGAGTAATGTTGACTATCAAACCATTAAGTCTTGAACTAGCAGTAGGTGAAGCGACCCTTACAAATGCAAAACTTGTTAGACTAGTGAATACTGGTTCTACTCAAGAAGTAACGGTTGGTAATACAACACCAGCATCATTTACTATGATTGCTAATACATCTATTATTCTTGAAAAGGAAATTGGTGCAGCAATAGGTGCTAGTGCTAGTGTCAAAGGATCAGTAGTTGCATTTACAAATTAAAAACCATGAAACTAATCACAGAAGAAATTTCTCAAGTCAAAATTATCACTGAAAAAGTTGGTAGAGGTAAAAGACTTTGCATTGAGGGTATATTCCTTCAAGGTGGAATTAAAAACCGTAATGGGAGAATGTATCCCGTTAATATTCTTGAAAACGAAGTTAACAGATACAATAAAACTTTTGTGAGTCAGGGAAGAGCACTTGGAGAATTGGGACATCCCGAAGGTCCAACTGTCAATTTAGATCGTGTATCTCATAAGATTACTTCTCTTGTAAGAGAGGGTAATAATTTTAGAGGTAAGGCACAGTTACTATCAACTCCGATGGGTAAGATTGCTTCATCATTAATTGATGAGGGAGTTAAACTTGGAGTATCTTCTCGTGGTGTTGGATCACTTAGAGAAAGTAGTAATGGATGTAAAATGGTTGGAGAAGATTTCCAACTAGCAACTGCTGCAGATATTGTAGCAGATCCTTCTGC